ATCGTCCTTTTTAAATAAGTGCTTTGTATTAGACTGTCTCTTGATACGGTGATGGTTGCCGCTTCTTAGGTTGTTAATTATTGTCCAGCTAAGTTTATGATTATTTATTAAACAAGAAACACTTTCAATAAAGCAATAAAAACTATCATTAACAAACAGATGATATTGTTTAGATTTTGGGTGCTGCCAGTCAGGATCTCCTATCCGCTCTTTCATTGTAACGTTAGACATTTTTTGAGACGATTTTTTAAAGCCATCTATTTCTCGCTCTGTAAATTTTTTTAATTTTTTTCGAGCCCTTTCGCTCTCTATTCTTTTCTGCTCCTTCTCTGTATAATTGCTTTCTTTATATCGACTTTTTCTACGTTCTAATGAATCATAATATTTCAATGTTTTAGAGGTATTTTTGCTTAAATTTGCTAAACGTTTATGATTTTCTATTTCCGCATCAGTAAGGCCAATAGTTTTCCTTCGAACGGCCCTCGATTCGTGGCTTTTTTTTATTCGTTCCTTATTACATGTACCATCTTCACTAAAACTTGATCTTGCGTCCTCTACCATTAAATTTGCGTATTCGTTTGACTTAACGATATCGTAATCTATTGAATATTTTAAACCTATATCTCGCGCTTCTTCTCGTGAAGAACACTCAGCAATAATTTCAGTAAAAATATCACGGCCGTGTTTATTTAAATGACACTTCCAATAAACCCCGGAGCCTAAATAACTATGATATGAATCGTGAGTTCCGTAGTGGTAGCAAAGATATTTTAGCCCGGTTGTTTTATGACACTTCAACAATATAAAATGTTTTTTCATACTTTAATATATTTATATCAATATACCTAAAATGAGTGCCTGTAATATTACCCCGATTTCCGCGTTCCAGACGACCAATCTAAACAGTAGGATTAATACCTTTAATAGATTGGGCGATCGGGTAGTTAGGGCACTGGGAGCGCCTCTCATACAGGTCGAATTACATCAAGATCAGATATTTGAAAACATTTCTATAGCAATAGAAATGTTTACTAAATTTGCGGGATATACATCAGAGTATTTGGTTTTTGATTCAAACCTCTACGAGAAGAATAAAGGATTGCGTTTAGACTATCTTTTTACTTTATCTAATCCGACTTTAACACTCGAACAAAAGGCTGATCACACAATACAATCTCCTGAAGCAGCGTTTTACATTACGGAGCCAAAGACAATGTATATCGCTACTTCTGCGATAGCGGGTAGCAACTTTACTTCTCTTGTAAATTTAAGTTCTATATTTGAAAATGGAGTATTTCAAAATCAAATATTTGATAAGTCTACATACACGGAAATTTTAACGTCGTTCCGGGCAAGCAATACATTGAGCGCCATAGCGGTAAGTTCAATATTTATAGAGTCTTTTATTAATGAGCCAACCCTTCGAGGTGAGACAAAGACCAGAGATGATAGCTATAAGATAAATAATATGTTTGATTATGACTTATTAGATTATCGCAAAGTAATAGCGGTGAGCGATTTTGAAGAAGGGTCTTCTACTGGTATTAACACTCTGTTTACTATAGAGCAAACCTTAGCTCAGCAAACATATTTCTCATACGCCATGGGCAACTATGGGTTTGACTTGGTATCTTGGTATACTCTAAAGGAATGGCTTGAGATGAGAGAGAAGCTTCTCGCTATTCGTCGGACCTACACCTTTAATGATCGCACTCAGATGCTACAAATGTATCCCGAGCCTACTCCGAACTCAAGATTCTATGGAGTCTTATCGTGTTATGTAGAAAGACCTATCAGAGATGTTATTAAAGAGCATTGGGTGTATCAATATACTCTCGCTTTATGCAAGATTACTCTCGCTCAAGTAAGAGGTAAATACGGTAATCTTACTCTGTTCGGAGGACAGACCTTTAATGCTACAGATTTAATGACCCAAGGCACTGCGGAGAAAGAAAAACTCGAAACAATGCTTTATGATAAAACTACTCCAGGAATGGGCGATGCTGACCCGGCGATGTTCTTTGTTGGTTAAATAAAATGGCTAAAGCCCCATACAAGCAAGGTGTCTTTAAGCCTAAGAATAGTCTCAAGTTTGAGGGAACGGCTGCTGTTTATAGGTCTTCATATGAGTTAAAGTTTTTTAGATGGTGCGATGAAAATCCTAATGTAGTGAAATGGGGAAGTGAAAATATTATTATTCCGTATGTAAATCCTAATAATAATAAACCTTCTCGCTATTTTGTAGATAACTTTATTATTCTTAAAGAAGGGGATAAGATAAAAAGATATTTAATAGAAATAAAGCCCAAGAAACACACAAGCCCGCCTGATCCGAAGCGATATCGTAATAAAAATAATCTACTTTACGAGCAAGCTATGTTCAATCAAAACCAAGCAAAATGGGCAGCCGCAGAGGAGTGGTCTAAAAGACATGGGGCCGAGTTTGTTATTCTAACAGAAAAAGAACTAAATATATAAAAAAAAGTTAATATTTCTACCTTTTTTTGCTAAGTACATATAAATACATATATGGGATTCCGACTAATTACTGACGAGGCTGCTTCATCTCTCGATGAATTCGAATATATTTTTGAAGAGAAAGATCGCAATCAGCCAAGGTCTCTATATATTCAAGGGCCTTACATGCTCGCTGAAGCGGTAAATAGAAACAAGAGACGTTACCCTATTGAAGAGATGCGATCTGAGGTAGATCGGTATACCAAGGAAATGATTGGTAAAAAGAGAGCCATGGGCGAGCTTAACCACCCTTCCTCTGCCGATGTAGACCTCGAAAGAGCCTGTCACTTGGTTGAATTCCTCAAAGAAGAGAAAGAAGGGGATAGATACGTATTTGTCGGTAGGTCTAAAGTATTAACTACCCCCTGCGGTAAAATTGTTCATTCTCTCGTCAATGATGGAGTAACGGTTGGTATGTCCTCTCGTGCTCTTGGCCAGCTTACCGAAAAGACTTCTTATAATGAAGTCCAAAATATGAGACTCGTCGCTATTGACTGTGTTGCAGATCCTTCTTTTAGCGAAGCATTTGTAAATGGCATTCTCGAATCTAAAGAATGGGTATTAAAAGACGATGGACATTTTCAAGAAAACTACGAAACATTTGAAAAATCTTTCGTAAACCTGCCTTGTAAAGAAAAAGAGCAATATTTAACGGAACAAATTATCAAATTTTTAAGAAATATCTACTAAGTTGATTAAATATATTTAGTATAAAATGAATAAGCATATTCAAAAAAAATGTATAAAGGGATTTGTAGCGTCCATCCTAGCAGAGGACTACAAATTTGCTAACCTTTTTTTAGAGAAGGCGGTAGAATTAAAAATTAAAGACCGCATTAAAACTGCTAAACAACATAAAATTTTTAACCCATGAGTAAGCAACAGAAAACAACCTCCGACAGTAATATAGCAACTGTTCTAAGAGAAGCAACAAACGGGCTTCTCAATGAAAAATCTCTTCAAATTATCGAATCCGCTTTTAATGAAGAAGTCGAGAAGAGAGCCGTTCTTAGAGAGCAGGCTGCTTTAGAATTACAAGACCAAGAATATTCCGATAAGTTAGTTCAAGTTTTAGAAGCTATTGATCGTGATAAGACGAGAAAGCTTGTAAAGGTTGTTGAAGCTATTGATAGGAATAACGCCCTCAAACTTAAGAAAGTTATCAGAAAGTATAACAATGCTCTTCATGGGGATGCTCGCACATTTAAAGAGTCTGTTGTAAAGCACATTAGCGATTATTTAGAGGTTTACTTGGAGGAATTAATTCCTCAGCAATCGATTAACGAAGCAGTTAAGAACAAGAAAGCTTACTCTGTGCTTGCTGGATTGAGAAACCAACTATCTATTGGAAGTTCTCTTCTTGATGAATCTGTTCGCACTGCGGTTATTGACGGTAAGCAGCAAATAGACGCTCTTCAAGAGCGGTTGGATGAGAAAAATAAGCAAATTGAGAATCTCACCGAACATTACCGGGTTGTTGCAGCTAATCTTCTTCTCGAACAGAAGAGCGCTGGCCTTCCTACTAAGAAAAAGGAATACCTTAAGAAGGTTCTCGGTACCAGATCTCCTGAATTTATTAATGAAAACTTTGAATACACTCTTAAGCTGTATGATAAGAAAGAAAATGAGCAACTTCAAAACCTTAGAGAAGAAGCAATGGAGACCAGAAAGGTCAAAATTAAGTCACCCTCTATAGATGACCTCATTATCAATGAACAAATAAATAGAACTCCTCAGACCCGGCCTCAGCGCGCTGCTACTGATGGATATCTTGAACAGTTAGGTAAATACTTATAATAAATAATTTTTAACCCCTTTTGTCGAGGCTCGTGAAGCCTGAATCTAGTGAAAGAAAAAACGAATATGAATAGAAACTATATCGATCAAAACAGAGCGAAAACCCTTCTTGAGAAGTGGGCCCCAGTGCTTAACTACTCTTCGAAGTCTATCGCCCCTATTGAAGATGAGCGCACTCGTATCAATACCGCTATCATGCTTGAAAACCAAGAAGGCTGGTGCCGTGACCCCGAAGGTGGTCTCCTTATGGAGAACAACTACGCGGGCCTTGGTGGGTCCGTTGGCCCACAGACCGGTAACGGGATTTATAATCCCAACACTGCTGGTGCTGGGATTCGAAGCAATGATGGCTATGCTACTGGCGATGCTCGTCTTCCGAAGATTCTTATTCCGATGATTCGTCGTACTTTCCCTGAATTAATAAGTAACGAAATCGTTGGCGTTCAGCCGATGAGCGGCCCTGTTGGTCTCGCATTTGCGTTGCGTTATAAGTACAATACTGAAGGTCTTGGGACTGGACAGATTGACGGCGGGAGAACTTCTCCCGGCACTCATAGCGCAGTGGGCAATGCAGATACCAAAGAACTTGGCTATCAGTTCATCGATACTCGCTTCACCGGT